TCTCCACCCGCACCATCACCGAACTGGAAGACCCCCATCTGCGCGAGCCCGCAGTGGGCGTGCGCAACTACCAGGAGCCCGGCGCCGGGCGTCTTCAGGAGACGCTCGCCTGGGGCTGGGAAGGCGCGGGCACCTCGGACGGACAGCCCGGAGACTTCCACGCGGTATATGCGCTGGACAACGGCATCCTTGAGAACCGCCGCCAGCCGCCGGTGCTCGATGGCGTGATTGCGAGCCTGGCCCGTTACGACTATGACGCCAACGGCCACTACGTCACCGAAGGGTTGGGTGTCCGATTCCTCAGCACCGATGCCGATGCCCAAGAGCACATCTTCTCCGTGGCAGAAGGCCGTGCCAACATCGATGGCTTCAAGGTCGAGCGCAGCCAGTCGCAACGGTTGCGTCTGCCCATCGATCCCGATCTGCAGCGCGTGTCGTCGGAACCTCAGGTGTTCAACGATTCGGGCAATAGCTCGATGGTCGTCACGATCAATCGGCCGCCGCTCGCGCAGGTGCTCGACATCAAGGTCACCCAGCAGAAGACCGAGACGGTGGTCCATGGCGCATTCACCGGTAGCCGCGATGTGCTGACCGAGCCGACCGTGGTGGCAGTGCTCACCATCCAGCAAGGTGCGACCACCTACGCCCAGGGCACGGATTACAAGGTGGTGGGCGATGAGATCGACTGGAGCCCGGGTGGCACCGAACCCGCACCGGGATCGAGCTACCAGGTCACCTACCAGTACATCGCCAGCATCACCCCGACCAATCTAACCGACACCGGCTTCAAGGTCACGGGTGTGGTGCAGGGCTCCACGATGTACATCGACTACCAGTGGAAGCTGCCGCGCGTCGATGTGCTGGCTTTGACTGCCGATGGTCAGGTCGAGCGCATCAAGGGCATCAGCCAGGTTCGCAATCCGGTCGCCCCGACCGCACCAGCCTCACGTCTCGCGCTGGCCGAGATCGCCTACGACTGGCAGAGTGATTCGGAACCCGCTGTGCGCAACGTGGCGATTCGCACCATCAAGGTCTCGGAACTCACCGCGATGCAGCGCCAGATCGCCGACCTCTACGACCTGATGGCCTTGGAGCGCCTGCGCGTGGATGCCAACATCCGCGAGCCGTCCGCCAAGAAGGGCCTCTTCGTTGACAACTTCCTCGATGACGACCTGCGGGACCAGGGCGTGGTGCAAACCGGCGCCATTGTGGCCGGAGTGCTGACACTTCCGATCACCGCCAGTGCGCAGCACGCCAAGGACAACGGCAATGCACTGCTGACCCTGGACTACACCCTGACCCCGGTGATCGAACAACTGGCGCGTACCGGGTCGATGAAGATCAACCCCTACCAGGCCTTCGAGCCGGTACCGGCCCGGGTAACGCTCAATCCCGCTGTGGACCAGTTCACGGTAACCAACACCACCTGGGCGTCCGACGTGACCGAGCGCCTGATCACCGGCAGCGGTGTGCTCGAACAGGTGGTCGAGACCCGGCGCTCGGAACAGGTGCTGGCGTCCTCCAGCGAGGAAGCGCAGTTTCTGCGTGCGTTGCAGGTGGCCTATCGGGTGGAAGGCTTTGGTCCCAGCGAAGCGCTGGCCGCCTTGCGCTTCGATGGCATCGGGATCAGTCAGCCTGTAGGCACCACTGCCAATGCAGCTGGTCTGCTCACGGGTAGTTTCCAGATCCCGCAGGCGATTCCTGCCGGGGCGAAGCTGGTGGAGTTTCTTGGGGTGGGTGGCAGCTACGGTTCGGCGACCTATGTCGGGCGCGGCCAGATCGTCACTGAAACCCGCCGCCGCATCCTAACCACGGTGGTGCGCCGTTGGGACCCACTGGCCCAGACCTTCACGTTACCCGAGCGCCGCACCATCGGTGGGCTGGAGTTGTGGTTCACCGCCAAAGGGGGATCGGCGCCGGTAATCGTGCAGATCCGTGAGACGCAAGTCGGGATGCCCACCACCACCGTGCTGACCGAAGGCCGGTTGCTGGCATCTGACATCAAGACCGATGGCAATGCCACGCGAATCACGCTCGACCCGGTCGCTCTGGAAGCCAACCGCGAGTACGCCCTCGTGGTGCTGACTGACGACGCCAACCACGCCGTGTCGGTGGCTGAGCTCGGCAAGTACGACCCGCGTACCGGCTGGGTGACGGCTCAGCCCTACCAAATCGGCGTGCTGCTCTCGTCGAGCAATGGCATCACCTGGACGCCGCACCAGACGCAGGACCTGTCGTTTCGGCTGCTGGGCTGCCGCTTCACGCAGACCAGCAAGACCGTTTCGCTGGGCCAGTACGCGGTGACCAACCTGTCGGATGTGATGGCGCTCGCGGGCGTCGAGCGTCCGGCCGCCGGCACCGATGTGCAGTTCCTGGCGACCGATGTGCAGGGGCGGATCTACACCCTGTCGGAATACCAGGGGCTGGCCTTGAGCGAGAAGCTCTCGGGCAACCTGGCTGTGTCGGCCAAGCTGACGGGTACCGAGACGGCAAGCCCGATCCTGTATCCAGGCACGCAACTGGTGTTCGGCACGCTGGAGGCGGCAGGGGACTACCTCTCGCGCGCTATTCCCGCCGCCGCCACCTTCAATGTGTCGGTGACCTTCGATGCGCTGACCCCCGGTACGTCCAGCGTGGCAGTGCAGGCCGAGTCGGGCACGCCCGCCAGTTTCCAGGCGCTCTCCTTGTCTTCCGGGGTGGAGGTCGGCAACGGCTGGGTCGAGCGCACCTACAAGGCCACCAGTCTCGTCGGTGTTGGCGCCGACCGCACCACGCGCGTGAAGCTCGCCTTGTCAGGTACGCCTGCGCACCGGCCCTTCGTGCGCAATCTGCGCGTGATCGTCACCTGAAGGGGGTGAACGATGCCCTCCGAGCGCACACCGCGCGGCTACCCCTTGCCGCACCCCGAGCACCTGCTCTCTGAAGACGTCCTGAACCTGCGCGAAGCCATCACCCGCATCGATGCGGATGTGGCCACGCAGGCGGCGTCCTCTGAGCAGGGCCAAGACCAACTCACCGAACAACTGCACCGCCAGCGCTTGCGGGTGTTTCACCAGTTCGGCTTTTAAGGAGCACACCCCATGGCCAAAGACCCCTTGCTGCGCGATGCGGTGCGCGCGATCAAAGCCAAGATCGAAACCGCCGCCGAGATCGCCACCCCGGAAGAGCTTGCCTATCTCGGCACCGCCATCGACCGCATCGGTGGTCGCGCCACCGTCCTCGAAGTCGAGGAGATGGGCGACATCAAGATGGCGGAGATGTCGGCCCATGCCAATGCAGTGGAGACCGCGACGCTGGACACCATTGCCACAGCAGCCGATGTGGCCATTGCCAACGTCACGGCCACCAAGACCGCCGCTGAGAGTTTCATCACGGCGGCCAAGACGTCCGCAGAGACTTCGGTCACCCAGACCAAGGACGCGGCACTGGCGGTGATGGCACAGACCGAGACCAGCACGGTCGCCACAGTCAATGCGGCGGCCCAGACCGCGATCCAGCAAACCGCCAGTAGCCGAGACCAGGCGATTGTCGCGACACAAAACGCAGCCGATCAGGCCGTGGCCACGGCGCAAGCTGCGGCCAACAGCGTGACCCAGCAACTAGTGCTGGGGCGCAAGACCTTCTTCCTTGCCCAACTCTAAGGAGCCCCCTCGATGTCCATTCTGGGAACGGCGCTGCCAGCCGCCAACACGCTGGCGACCCTCTACGAAGTACCCACCGGCCGTCGAGCGGTGGTTAATGTCGCTGCCTGCAACAAGGGCACGACAGCCGCCAAGTTGCGCGTGGCGTTGACCGCGTCTGCCACGCCTACCGATAGCGAGTTCATCGAATTTGATGTGAGCCTCGGGACCGCAGAGGTCCTGGAACGCACCGCGCTGTCTCTGGCGGCGGGACAGAAGGTGGTCGTACAGGCCAATGCGGCCAGCGTGACCTTCAACGCCTGGGGCATTGAGGAGGTGGCGTAATGGGACGATTTTTGCGAAGTGTGAGCACCGATACCGTCGATCCTCGCCAATACAAGAACTACCAGGAATTCACCTCGGCAGGCAGCCATGCTTTCACAGTACCTGCCGGCGTCTCCCGCATCCGCGCCATCGTGGTGGGTGCGGGCGGCGGCGGCGCCTGCTCCAAAACCACCTACTACGCAGGCAACGGTGGTGGGGGTGGCGGTTTTGCGATGGGTGAGTACGACGTCACCCCAGGCCAGGTGCTGGCGATCACAGTGGGTTCTGGAGGTGCTGGATCAAGTAGCAACAACAGCAAGGCCGGAAACGGCGGCACCTCTAGTGTGGGTAGCCTGCTATCGGCCACCGGTGGTCAGGGGGCTGACGGCCACGGCAACAGTTACAGCAGTGGGGGCGCTGGTGGCTCTGGCACAGGAGGAACACTGTTCAACCGCACTGGCGGCACCGGTGGTCGTGGCTGCTACGGCTCCTGGGGATCGGGCGCGGAGAATCACGGGGGTGGCGGTGGGGGTGCCGCTGGGTCCTGGCTCGGTAATGGCGGTAACGGTGGCAGTGTCGGCTACCAATCTCACTACACCGCCGCAGGCGCAGGGGGTGGTGGAATTGGCGGACCAGGAGGAAATACCACTCAATGGTCCCAACAATCGTCATCGAACTACATCGCCATTTCTGGCGCTGGCGGCGGTTCAGGTGGCGCTGGTGGCCATGGCACCGACTCCGGCCAGATCTCCATCAATTCCAGCAATGCGATGGGGTACGGCAACGGCGGCCCAGCCATCGACGGTAGTTTCGCCACCCCACTGTGGGGAACGCACTACTCGACGGCAGGCATCGATTTAGCTGACTTTTCCAGTGCGGCCAGTGTGGTGCCCAAGTTCTATACCGCCGTGACTGGCTCAGCGGGACTGCTCACGGTGAAAGCCTATTCCTTCGCCACACCGCGTCTTTTGAACTGCAACGGCGGAGGGGCTGCCGGTGTCTGGGGCCAGTCGACCGCCCTGATGGGCGGTAATGGTGGCCCTGGGGGTGGAGGATCTGGCGGGTATTGCTACACCTCCAACAGCAGCTCCCATGGAGGCGCGGGTGGTTTCTTGGGTGGCGGTGGCGGAGGTGGCGGTTACAACGCCAGCGGCGGCAGCGGAGGCCATGGCGGTGGGGGCGGCGGTAACGGCAACTACTACGGTGGCACTGGAGGCAACGGTGGTAGCGGTGGCCCCGGCTACGTGGCCATTGAATGGTGATGAAGGAGGAACATACGATGCCTAACTGGATACGAATCGATAACGACCTGGTGGTGGAGACCACCGACACCGACCCCAAGGGACGGTTTCATCCGGACCTCAAATGGACCAAAGCGGCTGTCAGCGTGCAAGCTGGGATGGTCAAGCAGGCCGATGGCAGTTTTGCGTTTCCTGAACCCACGCCGGAGAACGCTATCGCGGACGCGCAGCACCCCACGACACCACTGACCAAGCTCGCTTTCATGAACCGCTTCACCATGGAGGAGTTGGTCGCCGTCTACACTGCCGCCAAGACCGAGGTGATGGTTGAGGTATTCCTCGACAAGCTCAAACTGGCCGAACACGTCGATGTCACTGACCCGCAGACCATTGCGGGCCTGCAAGCGCTTGCAGCCAGCGGGCTGCTGACCGAGACCCGAGTACAGGAGGTGCTCCAGTAATGGCTGCTATCCAACACCGTATTTCGATGCTTACCCTTTGGATGCTGTGTCAGATCGCAGCGGTGATTGCCTCCGTCTGGATGCTCGCCGCTGCACTTGCCGGTTCCCGACGCGCCTGGACCCTGGCGGTCGCCCATGACCAGCTGGCCAACGCGGCTTTCGGTGGTCACGAGGACGAGACGCTCTCCAGTCGTGCTGGCAAGGCGGCGCGCGAAGGCAAGCGCTGGGCCTGTGTGCTGTGCCGACTGCTCGACCGGCTCGATCCGAACCACTGCGAGAAGTCCATCGAGGCCGATGAGGGCAAGCCCATCGCCTGATTCCATCGAACCGTCACACCTTCTTTTCCGATCCGCCGCTGGCGGATTTTTTACTTCTGGAGCCCACCCATGGCAGATCACTTTCTTCACGGGGTCGAGGTCGTTGAAATCGACAACGGCCCGCGTCCCATTCGTACCGTCCGATCCTCCGTGATCGGTCTCGTCGGCACAGCACCGGGTTCCGATGAAACATCCTTCCCGTTGAACACCCCGGTGCTGATTGCCGGCTCTCGCCTGGAAGCGGCCAAGCTGGGTGCTACCGGCACCTTGCCCATGGCCATTGATGGCATCTTCGATCAGGCCGGCGCACTGGTGGTGGTGATCCGTGTCGCCGAAGGTACGACCGAAGCAGAGACCCAGACGAATGTGCTCGGCGGTGTCGATGAGGCAACGGGTCAGTATCTGGGCCTACAGGCACTGCTGGCGGCGCAGTCGGTGGCCAAGGTCACGCCGCGCATCCTGATCGCACCGGGATTTACCCACCAGCGTCCCATCGATCCCGACGACGAGACCCGCCAACTGGCGAACCCGGTCGTGGCGGAACTGCTCGGGGTTGCCGAACGCCTGCGCGCGGTCATCATCGCCGATGGTCCCACCACGACGGACGCCGCTGCCATCGACTACCGCGAGGACTGGGGCTCGCCGCGTATCTACGTGGTCGATCCACACGTCAAGGTGATGAAGAACGGGGCCGTAGTGACCGAGCCAGTCTCCGCCCGTGTCGCCGGTCTAATCGCCAAGATCGACAACGACCGGGGCTTCTGGTGGTCGCCCTCGAACAATGTCATCAACGGCATCGTTGGCAGCCACCGTCCGGTGGACTTTGCGCTGGGCGATCCGAATGCGCGGGCGAATCTCCTCAACGAGAACGAGGTGGCCACCATCATTCAGGAGGATGGCTACCGCCTGTGGGGCAACCGCACCTGTTCCTCGGACCCCAAGTGGGCCTTCCTCAGCGTCCGTCGCACCGCCGACATGATCAACGAGTCGCTGCTGCGCGCCCACCTTTGGGCCGTGGATCGCAACATCACCAAGACCTATGTCGAGGAAGTCACCGAAGGCGTCAACGCCTACCTACGCCAGTTGAAGGCGCAAGGCGCGATCCTCGGCGGCAAGTGCTGGGCCGATCCGGACCTCAATTCGCCCCAGTCCATCCAGGACGGCAAAATTTACTTCAACTTCGACTTCACCCCGCCGTACCCGGCCGAGCACATCATTTTTCGCTCGCACCTGGTCGATGACTACATTGAGGAGATTCTGTAATGGCCATCGAACTGCCGCGCGTTCTCAAGAACATGAACCTTTTCGTCGACGGTCGCGGCTACGCCGGGCGCATCGACGAGATCCAACTACCCAAACTCACCCTCAAAACCGAGGAGCACCGGGCTGGCGGCATGGATCTTCCGGTCGAGATCGACCTCGGCATGGAAAAGCTCGAAGCCGAGCTGACGATTGCCGATCACGATCCGGAGGTGTTCAAGCTCTTCGGCCTGCTGGATAACGCCACAACGCAAATCACCATCCGGGGCGCCATCCAGGCGCAGGGCTCAGAGGCCAAACCCGTCATCGTCAATCTGCGCGGTGGCTGGAAGGAGCTCGACGCCGGCACCTGGAAGCCCGGCGACAAAAGCACCCTCAAGGTCTCCGTGGCCGCCAGCTACTACAAGCTGACTATCGATGACGAAGAACTGATCGAGATCGACGCCATCAACCTGGTGCGCAAAGTCGGTGGCACCGATCAGATGGAAGCCATTCGTGCCGCGATTGGTTTGTGATGAACGCCTGTGATGAACGACAAGGAGAACATCGAATGAGCACTGCCGAACGCATCAAACTCAACTTTCCCATCGAGCACGATGGCGTCCCCATTGCCGACGTTGCTCTGCGCCGTCCTACCGTCGGTGACCACCTGGCCGCGCAGAAGTCGGCGGGGAGCGATGCCGAGCGCGAGATCCGGCTGATCGCGAACCTGGCTGAACTGCCGCCGGCAGCGATCCACCAGCTCGATATGAAGGACTACGCCCAATTGCAGAAGGTGCTGGGCGGTTTTTTGCAGTGAATCCGGGTGAGCTCTCCGCCCTCGTGGTGGAGCTCGCCCTCTACACCCACTGGCCTCGATCCGAGTTGCTCGCCCTAGAGGTGAGTGAGTTGGTCGAGGCCTTGTCATTGGCGCGGCGCTTGTCTGCCGTGCCATCCTCCTGAGGTTTCTCCATGGCCACAGCGCATCCCGTTCAGATCAGTATCGGTGCCACGCTGGCCGCTTCCCTCGGCTCAGCCGTGCGCGGCGCCCAGGCCCAGCTGAATCAGCTGGGCTCCACCATGGCGGAGCTCGGCAACAAGCAGTCGGGCATCCGTCAGCTCGAAACCCTGCGCACCCAAGCTCGGGATGCGGCACTGGCCATGCGCGCATCCCAACGAAAGGTCTCCGGACTGGAAGCCAGTATCGCCGGGCAGGATGGCGGCGCCACCGCCAAACAAGCCCGCGAACTCGAACGTGCTCGTACCGCCGCCACCCGAGCCGAGGAGGCTTATCGCCGCCAGCGCGCTGCGGTGGATGAACTCTCGGGATCACTGCAGCGCGCTGGCGTCAACACCCGCGCCATGGGCACTGAGTCGGCACGCCTGGGCAGCCAGTTGGAGACCCTGCGCTCTCGCACCGAAGCCCTGACGCGTGCCCAGCAGGCCCAGGCACGCAATCTGGAGAACCGCAGCGCCTACCGCGCCCAGATGATGGATGCGGTCGCCTTGGGCGGCGCGCTCTATGGTCTGGTGCAGCCGGCGGTCCAGTTCGAGTCGGTGATGGCCGACGTCAAGAAGGTCGTGAACTTCGACACGCCCGAGCAGTTCGGTCAGATGAGCAAAGATGTGCTCTTGATGTCGACGCGCATCCCGATGGCGGCTGACGGTATTGGGGCAATCGTCGCGGCTGCCGGTCAAGCCGGTATCGCCCGGGAAGAACTCCTGCGCTTTGCCGAGGACGCCGCCAAGATGGGCGTGGCCTTCGATCTGTCCGGCCAGCAGGCTGGCGCGGCGATGACGGGTCTGCGCTCGATCTTTGGCCTCACCCAGGACGAGGTGGTGAAGCTCGGGGACGCCATCAACCATCTGTCCAACAACATGGATGCCAAGGCGTCCGATCTTCTGAACATCGCCAACCGGGCGGGTTCGACAGCCAAGCTCTTCGGCCTCTCCGGTGCGCAACTCAATGCCCTTGGCGCCACCTTCCTCGCACTCAAGACACCACCCGAGGTCGCCGCCACCGGCATCAATGCGCTGCTGATGAAGCTTGCGACCGCCGACAAGCAAAATGACAAGTTCCAGCAGGGGTTGCAGGACATCGGGCTATCGGCCGAGGTCGTGAAGGAAATGATCGGCCGCGATGCCCAAGGGGCGCTCACGACCTTCCTGCGGCAGGTCAAAAACGCCCCCGACCTGATGGGCACGCTCTCGGACCTCTTCGGCATGGAGTACGCCGATGACATCGCCAAGCTGGTGGGTTCGATGGATACCTACGAGAAGGCGGTGGGTCTGGTCGCTGATCAGACCGCCTATGCCGGCTCGATGCAGGCAGAGTACGAAGCACGCTCGGCCACAACCGCCAACAACCTGCAGCTCTTGAAGAACCAGATGAGCCGGCTCGGCATCACGGTCGGCAATGCACTGCTGCCGGCCTTGAACAACCTGGTGGGCGCACTGATGGGGCCTATCGACAGCCTCGCCAATTTGGCAGAACGTTTTCCCATCGTCACGCAAGTGGTGGTGGGCACTGTCGGTGCTGTGCTGGCTTTGAAGGTGGCGACCATTGCCCTGGGCTACGCCTGGACCTTCGTGAAGGGACCGATCCTTGGGGCGCAGGTGGCGTTTCAGTCGGCGCGGGCTGGCTTGGCGCTGCTGCAGGTGCAGGCGGCCACGACAGGAGCGAGTGCCGGACTACTGTCGGTGGCCTGGACTCGTATTCAGACGGGGGCACTCGGGTTACTCGCCCCGATCAAATCTGCAGCGCTGGCATTCTGGTCGATGCTTCCGGCCATTGGTGCCACCACGGCAGCCTTGTTGGCCAACCCGATTACCTGGATCGTGGCGGGGATTGGTGCTGCTGTCGCCGGGCTGGCCCTGGTGATCCGTAAGTACTGGGACCCCATCGCATCCTACGTCGGCGGGGTGTTCGAGGGCATTCGCTCCGCCGTGCAGCCGGCGATTAGTAGTCTTTACACAGCATTGGCACCGCTCGCACCCATCGGGACTGCCATAGCCACGGTTTTCGGCTTCATCGCTGATGGCGTGAGCCGAGTGCTTGGCTGGATCGGGCAGCTGCTTGCGCCAGTGACGCTTTCCACGGAGGAGTTCAACAGTCTGTCCGCATCCGGCCAATCCCTCGGTGCGGTGGTCGGCGGTGTATTGAGCACGGCCTTTTCTGTGCTGACCTTCCCGATTCGCGCCGTGGGCAGCTTGGTAGGCTGGTTGATGGATGGCTTTCGGGGTCTGGTCTCATTGTCGCCACTGTCGTCAATCCAAGCGGCCTGGCAGCCGCTCGCTTGGTTCTTCGGTACTTTGTGGACTGGCGTGATCGGTGGCGCGCAGTCGGCTTGGCAGCAACTGAGTGCTGTTTTGGGATCTTTCTCCCCAGTGCAGTCGTTGCAATCGGTGTTTGGATCGCTGCTGAACGCTCTGCGTGATCTGCCAAGCCAATTCATGACCTTGGGCGGCGCCATGCTGCAAGGTCTTGCCCAGGGCGTGCGAAATGCCGCGCAGCAAGCTCTGACAGCCGTTGGGGAAGTCGCGGCCGGGGTGCGTGATCGCTTCAAGGCAATGCTCGGCATTAACAGCCCGTCGCGAGTGTTTGCCACATTGGGCAGCGCGCTTTCGCTCGGCCTCGCGCAAGGGGTGGCGTCGGCTGGGCCAGCAGTGGTGGATACAGTCGGGCAACTTGCGCAGTCACTGCAGGACATGCCGTTGTCGCTGGCCAGACCTGACATGACGATGCCCGAGTTATGGCTGCCTGCCACGGAGCATCTAGCGCCAGAGCGGGCCATGTCGACGCTAAGTCCAGTGCAGGCAGGTATGCCTCTTGCAGCAGGGGCTCAAGCTCAAGTTAGACCTGGCAACGCCATAGATGCTGGGCGTGGTCATCCTGGCCAGGTGGATGACCCGCTTCGTCGGGCGCTGCATGAGGTGAAGCCAATTTCGATGGGTATGGCGCCGTCAGCACTTGGTAACGCAACGATTTCAGGCACCCCCTCGATTCACTTCGCGCCGCAGATCACGATCCATGCCCCTGCGGGTAGCGATCCGCAGACCCTGGCCAATTTACTCGACGGTCAGCTGCGTAGGCTAATCCGTGAGGCAATGCGCGGCTCCAGCGCGGCATTGCATGACTGATCCCGTCTAGTCTTTTATCTGCTACGGAGGTTCACCATGGCCGAACGGGTGATGTTGGGCCTGGGCGAGTTTCGTTTTGAAATCGCCACGCTCGCTTACCAAAAGTTTTCACTCAACCAGTCCTGGCGCTGGCAGGAGCAGGCACGCATCAACCGTGACCCTGCCCTGCAGTTCGTCGGACGCAACATCGGCGAGATCGAACTCGACGGCGTGATCTATCCGAGCTTCAAGGGTGGTCTTGGGCAGATCGAATCCATGAGATCCCTTGCTGACGCAGGCAAGCCACTGCAACTGGTCGATGGTCTTGGCCGCATCTGGGGCGCCTGGGTGATCACGGAGATCGGCGACACCCGCACCCTGTTTGCGGATGACGGTCAGCCCAGAAAGCTCGAATTTCGCATCAAACTCAAGGCCTACGGGGAGGATCAACCATGAGCCGCCCCATCCTCAAGCGTGTGATCACTCGGGATGGGGATGTCCTCGATGACCTCATCTGGCAGCACTATGGACGCAGCGATGTGGTGGCCGCCGTGCTCGAGGCCAATCCCTCACTGGCACGGTTGCCCCCGGTACTTACCGCTGGTCTGGTGATCGAGCTGCCTGAGTTGCCGCTGCCGGTAGAAGCGCCGGTGATCCGGCTGTGGTCATGAGGACAGGCAGATGCAACCGCTATTTCGTATCTACGCCAACAGCGTGGAGATCACCGCTGCCATCCGCGACCGGCTGATCGAGCTGGTGGTCACCGACGAAGCCGGCATCCAGTCCGATGAGCTGAAACTGACCCTCGATGATCGTCGCCGTGAGGATGGTGCGATTGCGCAGCTGCCGCGCATCGGCACGGTGCTGACCGTGTCGCTGGGCTATGCCGAAACCCGGCTCATGTCGCTAGGCCGCTTCATAGTCGATCAGATCGAGATCCGATCACCACCGGCCACCCTGATGGTATCGGCCAAGGCAGCCGATATGGTCGGGCCGTTTCGCAGTCCCAAGACCCGTTCCTGGGATGAGACGACGCTGGGCCAGCTGGTCGAGGCTATCGCTTCTGAGCACCGCTACCAAGCCAAGATCGATCCGGAACTAGCGGCTATCGCCATCCCTCACCTGGACCAGACTGAGGAGTCGGACATGGCGCTGCTCACCCGACTGGCCGCCAAGCACGATGCCGTGGCCAAGCCCGTGGCCGGCTTCCTGGTGCTGGCCAAGCAGGGTGCGATCAAGACCATCACCGGCCAGGTGATGCCGACGATCTCTCTCAAAGCCAGTGATCTGGCCGAATGGCGCTACCGACACTCGGCGCGCAAGCCTGGCGGCAGCGGCTCCACCAGCGACCGCGACACGCAAAAGCCACCCACCACGACCACCGGTGGCACCAAGGCGTACTGGTGGGACTTCGAGAAAGGTGAGCGCCGGGAAGTAACCACCGGGTCGCCGCCGTTCGAGGAAATCCGCTACGTCCATGCCACCGAAGCCGAGGCCAAGGCTGCGGCGGCTACCCGCAAGAACACTGGAGAACGTGCGCAGGGTGAACTGTCTTTCAGCCTTGCCGGTGATCCTCGACTCGCTGCTGAAGGGAGTCTCTGGCTCTCCTTGCGCGCGGGAATCCCCACCGATTGGCGCATCAAGCGCGTCGAGCATCGCTTGAGCAACCAAGGCTACACGACGCACGTCGAGTGCGAGCGATTCGTGATTGCGCCTGAACCCTTGACTGCTGGTCTTTAACCGACCTTACCGCACCAGTTTTATTTCACCTTTGGAGACAACTATGGTTGAAATCAAAAGCCAAGAGGGGTGGATTAGCCTGCCCCAAAATGATTTCGAAAATCTGCTCGATGTTGCAGCTCAACGTGGCGCTGAGCGTTGCCTCGCCCATCTTGGGCTAGAAAACGGCCACGCTGCACGTGATATCAGGGAATTGCGCGACCTTCTGGAAGCGTGGCGCGACGCACGTCGCACCGCCTGGCAAACGACTATCAAAGTCGTCACAACCGGAATCCTGGCTGCGCTATTGGTCGGAACCGCTATCAAGCTCAAATTGATGGGAGGTGGCCAATGATCGAGACCCTTCTCGGCGGCCTGCTAGGCGGCGCCTTCCGCCTGGCGCCCGAACTCCTCAAGTGGCTCGACCGCAAGGGCGAACGTGGCCACGAACTGGCGATGCAGGACAAGGCGCTGGAGTTCGAGAAGCTGCGCGGGGCGCAGCGCATGGAGGAAATCGGCGCGGGTGCCGAAGCTGCGTGGAACGTGGGCGCGATCGAGACGCTGCGCGAGGCCGTCCGCACACAGGGCGAGAAAACTGGCGTCCGCTGGGCAGATGCCCTGTCGATCAGTGTGCGCCCCGTCATCACCTACTGGTTCATGGCCTTGTACTGCGCAGCCAAGACCGCAGCATTCGCGGCTGCTTTGAATGCAGGCGCTGGCTGGGGCACAGCCATCCTGCACGCCTGGACGGAAGCCGACCAAGCGCTGTGGGCTGGCGTACTGAACTTCTGGTTCATCGGGCGCGTCTTCGACCGGGTGCGGCCATGAGTCAGATTCCACAAGCCGCCATAGCACTGGCGAAGCGATTTGAGGGCTTCCACAGGGTTCCCAAATCAGATCCACTGCGTCGCGCCCACCCCTATATCTGCCCAGCCGGCTACTGGACGATCGGCTACGGGCGTTTATGCAAGCCAGACCATGCACCGGTCAGCGAGGAAGAGGGCGAGGCCTACTTGCGTCAGGACCTGCGCACGGCCCTCGCCGCCACGCTGCGTTACTGCCCGGTGCTGTCCGCCGAGTCCGAGGGTCGGCTCGCGGCCATCGTCGACTTCACCTTCAACCTCGGCGCGGGGCGGCTTCAGACATCGACCCTGAGGCGACGGATCAATCAGAGGGACTGGCCCGCAGCCGCGACAGAGCTGCGCCGTTGGGTCTACGGCGGCGGGAAAGTGCTGCCAGGACTCGTCACGCGGCGGGAAGCTGAGGTCGCCTTGCTACTTCGCAACGCTTGAGCCGAAAGCGCGCAAAAGAGCTTGGCTTTACCGCCGCACAGCGCGTTCATGTCATTCCCGCAACGGAGAAATGCCGATGACCACCAAGTACAAGAAGGCCGTGATCGAGGACGCTGCCTCTCACGGTATCGATGAAGACGAACAATCCAACCTACTCGATCTGTTCGAACACGCCATGAAGTCGCTCGCAACCACGCTGGCTCGCGAGGCCCGATTCGACACGAGTGACTTTGCCACTGCGAAAGAGCGCAACTGTGAGGGCTTTCAGCTGATGCTAAAACGTCTGAGCATTGACGGCCGAGAATTCTGGCAAGGAGAGTTCAGCAGAGCCGAACAGCAACTCATCGTGACTGGGTCTCTCGAATAGCCTCGCGCCTACTCGGCCTCTTTTGGCACGTCCCAGTCGGCCAGCCGCGCTTCGCCGGTCTGGTAGAACTGCTTCACCAACTTCACGTAGTCGAGAAAATCGCGGTTTTCCGTGGCTAGTCTGTTTGCCATATCCCAATCGATTTCATCCCTTTCTCGGGCTGGAATCAGCACCTGACTTTCCGCCGGATTGTCGGCATCCAGCTTGATCAGGCCGATGCCGTGAGCCGCGAACAACATTCGCAGCTCCTTCAATGTGTCCTGCCCCTCGATCTCGGCGGCCACCAGGTAGCCAAAGTTGGACCACGAGGAGTTCGAGACGGACTGGAAGAAGCACTCTCGGACATTCGACCGGTTGATCAGCAACTTGACCTCGAACGACCACAACTTGGTGCGCTTGTCGGAATACTGATTCACGCAGTCCCGCACCTCCTGGTGCCAGTCCGCGCCCAAGTCCTCCATGCCCACCAGATCCGGGTAGAGCCAACGGTTGCCGTTCGGGCCGCGCTTGTTCGATGAACGTTTCTCATCTATGCGTTTCGAGTACACCCCGAATTCTTCCCACAGATACAGCGACAGCAGAGGGTACATCGCGTGCTCGCCGAACTTGGTATTGTTCACGTCAACCGAGGGCACGACGATTGTGCTCTCTGCCGCCGCCACCTCAGCAATGTCTGACTTTTCGGAGTAGTAGTACTTCCGTGGGCGGCCCTCAGTCGTCTTGAGCTCTGGGTGCTTCTTCTGCAAGCGCGGGCGCTGGGAGCTGATCTCCGCAACCAATTGTTGCAACAGCTCCGCATCGGTGCTTACGTATTGGCTGCAGGCTTTCTTCGCCTGACACTCTTCAGGGAAGGTCTCGAAAATCCACTCAGCAATCTGCCGTGCAGTAAATTTATGCTCCGCGTGATCTCGGAGGTAGCCAATCACCACCTGTCGTAAATTCAATGCCATGCCATGCCTCTTGAGGAGCTCCCGCACCGTTGTCAATCCAAATGACGATTAAAGACCGCATACTGCGCTGGATTGAACGCGGGATCGATCTCCAACGCACGGGCGCGAAGCTCACGATGGTCTGTGTACGCTGCGCGCCGCTCCCACGTCTGACCATTCGTTTCAATGCCTCGAATCAGTGCAACGCAGTCATCCATGTCGAACGCCGGTAGCATTGGCCGAATTGCCTCGTTGAAGCGCTTGTCCGCGCCATCGTAGTTAGAGCTTGCCACGTAGTACGCGCAGGCGAGCCGCACTACAGATTTATCCCATTCTTGCGAATCCGAGATCTCACGTAGAGCATCCCACGTCTCACGCCCGATCTGCGGGTAATCATCACCGACGATCCACGCACACAGCCGATCTGCGTGCTCCTGCATGGTTGGAGCGGTAAACCAAGCCAAGCAACGGGCCGATGTTTCCTGCTCGGCTGTGTGCTGGATCGCCGTTTTGGCGTGATCCGCCAGCGACCGGTAGATGCCCGCCGAGCGCGACAGGAAGTGAATCAGGCACACAAGGGGTGGGCCACCTTTTGCAATCGTGCTGAAATAGTCTCTGTCGGCCTCGACCTGCGTCTGAAACTGCGCTGGGTTGCGGCCATAAAGCAGAGTCAATGCGCTGTAGTTGATGGTACGGTTCTTCTCGCACCTCTCGTCGGTCAACCGGAAGACAAACTTCCACAATGCCTTGAAGACGGCCTTCTCGACCTCCGGATTGAAACGCGAGAAATACTTGCTTTCCAAGTACGCCTTCAGCTTCTTGTCGTCGATCAGAATTCCCGATGCCTGCTCAAGATCCGCGACCAGATCACCCACGATCTGCTTAGACAAGATCGGTGCCTTCGTGAGCAGTCCATCGAGCGCGTTGCGAATCAGGGCACGAGCCGTGTCACGGTTCGGACGATGTAGCTGGAAATTGGCGTTGACCACTGGGTGCGCAGCAAGATGGCGCTGGCGTTGCAGGTGCAGTAGGTTCTCCCGCTCTGCGATGTCCAGCAACTGCGTCTGCTCAGCCACCAACTCCACCATCTTCGATTCCCATTCCGAGGACCGCTCGTTGGCCTGCTGCAGCTTGCCGATCTCGGCCAGAATAGCCTTCGCTTTGTCGTCACCGTAGAGATCAACGAGATGCTGGAGCTTGAAAAGCAGGTCACAGACTACCACCGACCACAGCATCACGACAGCCGACCGGTAGTTGCCCGCCGTGTAGCAGCTCAATACCTCGGAGAAGTATTCCCTACTGCGCGCATCGAAGATTTGACTCGCGCGCTGTTCTATCGAGTACTCGTCCAGCATCGTTATCCCGTCCAAGCCGTGGTCATTAGTACTGCGAAGTCTCTTCGTGACAGCACCTCCGAACAATCCCGCCAATCTTTCTCCGGTGGCTCCATCGTGCCCGTGTAGCGCAGGTCAAATCCCGTCGCCTCTTTCTGCGCATTGATGAACTCGTCCATCTTTTCCCCGAGGGTCTCGATGTCCTCGATCCATTCGTCCTTGATGGTGTCTGGAACTGATCCAAACAAGTCGTAGCGATTGCGCATCCGTTCCGACAGACGTTCGTAGATCTTCTCGTCCACAGTTTGCTCATTCACTAGGTTGAGCATATCCACGGTTTCGCGCTTCTGGCCGAAGCGCTTGATGCGTCCGATCCTCTGTTCGAGGCGAGTCGGATTCCACGGCAAATCGATATTGATCAAGGTGCCTAGCGTTTGTAGGTTGAGACCTTCGCAGGCCGCATCTGTAGCAACCATGATGCGGATCTCGTGTTCAGCCACCATTTTTTTGAGCGTTTCCCGCTCGCACGTTACGCAATCACCGCGTTGATACAAGCGACTGCGGCCGGCGCCAGCGTACAGCCCAATTGCTTCATCCGGGTACCGCAAGGCTAATTCGTCGGCGACCCACTTTGCCGTGTCGTAGTACTGACTGAAGATAATAACTCCGAGCTCGCGCCACTTTTCTCTTTCCAGGTAATGGATAACGGCATTGAGTTTTGGGTCTTCCTCAATGTGCTCTAGCCGACTAATCAAACGTAGCAAAACCTCGCGTTCTTCGCCGCTTTCAACCTTTAGATCAGCTTCTTGCTCGTCTTCCTCTTGATGGATCGTCCGGCCTTCCAGAAGCATCCTGGCGGTACTGAGTCCCGCCTGAATGCTGGAACAAATGCGTTGCTCCATGAGATTTTTCATGAACCCGCCGCCCTTGCCGCGCTTACCAAGCGCCTTACCAAACAAGCGCGCCTCTCGATAGGCTTCACGGAAGTTCTCATTGGTTCGCAGCGCCTTGGCCTCAAATAGTGCATCGAACCAACGTGGGTCGCCGACAAGCTGGCGATCTGGATGAACGTCGACACCGACCTTGGTCAACAGCCCCGCCTCTTCAAGGCTGACGCGTTTGCGCAGTACAACGTGCCGCACCAGTGGATTCTCACGCTGGAATAGGGTGGCACCCGAAATTCGGCGCTCCAACTCGTCTTCCAGGATCTCCCGGGTATCCTCCGTCAGATCTGTAGCTGTCTTGGTGGTTTGCCATTCCCCGTTGACGAGCCCCAAGTCCTGACGAATAGCGCTGAACAGCTTTCTCGCTCGCGGTTCTTGGGTGGAGTCAACCAGGGGTAAAGGCGATCTCAGCAGTTGCCACGCAAACCCAATATCCGTGACCTCTTGTTCCCCAGAAAGGATAGGCAGCACCTCACGAGGCCGATGCCACGGCGCAAAGTCATTGCCGAGGACAAAGTTCCCCTTGCCTTGGTGGAGAATGCCGATCAAGTCCCATAAATCCTCTGGTTGGGTCTGAACCGGCGTAGCAGTGCCCAGAAGAACGTGATCTGAACGCGCCGCAATCTCTCGCATGAACGCAAGCAGCTCATTCGGGGAGCCTGCATCCTTGCCGAAGCCTTGGCGACCGCGTGCCTTGTGGGCTTCATCAAGGATGACCAAACCGAATCGCAGGCCCAGGAGGTGCTGTTTCTCCAGGGAGTCCCGCATCATCAGGCCAGTGGAGACAATCCCAATCCGCAAGGGACACTTGGCTATCTGCTCGCGGCCTGCAGGAGAGATTACGCGTTCATCAGTGTCCAGCCAAACCTTGCGCAAGGTGTCCCAGCGCGCGCAGGGGATGGCCAGCTTATCGATCATCTCTGTCTGCCATTGCTCACACAGGGTGGCCGGAGCAAAGATCACCACTGGCTTGCGCGCTTGATTCTCTCGATCCGCCAACAAACAAAGTGTCAGCGCTGCGGTACCGAGTGACAGCGTCTTTCCGAGCCCCACCTCGTCTGCCAACAGCAGCCTGACCACTTTGTGTTGCTGGTGGTGGCGCAGGCACTCGGTAATAAACCCCTGCTGCCAAGGCTGTAGCGACAACCCCTCGCGGTAGAGAGGCGATTCGATCAGTGCCGCTGGTGCGAGATCCTCCTCTTCGTCGATCTCGTCGAACAACACCTCGCGGCGGTAGCCACGCCGATGGACTTCCCGGATAACCACCTGCGGCAGTGGTCGAGCTGCATTCCACAAGAACTCGAACTCTTCCTCAATCCAGGCGACCCCTTCGGGGGACTCGTCTTCCCACAAGATCTCATAGTGCCGCTGCCAACCGCTGCGAGTCTCATTCATCGAGCCGATGAAACCCAACTTGCGGCCATCGGCCAACTCAATGACGCCTGCCTTGCCATGCACGAAGCCACAGATGTTGTCTGGAGCCACGCGCACAGCCTGCCCATGCTTCTGCAAGAAGGCGTCTAGGCGACGGTAACGATCTCGATTGAGCAAGGCCTCCGCTTCGATGGCCTTCTCGTTCCAACGCCCCATCATTTTGGCTTCGCGTAGCTGCGCTACCTTCAGATCATCGGGGTGGATGTCCACGTTGCAGACGATCTTGACCTCGGGAATCGTTTCCAGCAGTTCGTTGGCGACCTCGAATAGCGAGCTTGTGAAGTAGCCAGCGATACGCTTATAGCTGCGAGCCCCCTGCAGATGCTGCAGCAGGAAGCTCGCGTCGAGCCGATGGGTCCGGGAGGAGAAGCGCCGGATCGACATTCACTTAGGCCCCAAACCGCAGGTTCTTGAGGCGTGCGCCAAGCACTTCAGCACCGGCGCGAACTTGCTCTTCCGGGGCTTTGCGTTCAATAAAGGCCAACAAATCCACCAGCAGTGAGCGCACTTCGAGGAAGTCGGCCATTTCGGCCTGCAATTGGCTGACGATGGCCTGCGGTTCGGTTTCCGCCAACACCTGTTGCACGCCAATGATCAAGCGCCCAAGCCGGGTCGCACCGAGCTCGGTACTGTCGGTCAAGTCGCGGGAGGCAAACTCGGGCACGCGCTTCAGTCGAGCTTGATTGGCCGCCATGCTGCCCATCACCCGGCTGTAGTCCTCAACACGGAAGGCCTTGGCAAAGTTCTGATAGTTGTCGAGCTTGGCCGCGCCGGTGGTTTCCATGTCCATCATGCGCAGCATGAAGCGCTCGATACCCGTCAGCTTGGCCCAGGTGTCGGCGGCCAGACCTTCGGGCACCAGCAGACTGTTGGCCGCTTCTGCCGCCTGCTGAACGATTTCATCGACCACTGTGACCTCGCCGCGCACGCGTGGGCGCAGAGCGAAAGCAGTCACGTCCTCGCCACCAATTTGCGTATAGGCCGTCAGCACCTTCAGCGCTGCGGCGTAACCTGCCATTTGCAAGTCGGAGTCGTTGAAAACGGGCTCGCCGTGTTTGCTCTTCACCTCGTCGTTGAGGTGCATCATCGTTTCAATCTGACGCTGAACTTCGCTGCGCACGGCAGGAAGGATGCGTTGCTTGAAGCCTGCACGATCACCTGCAGCACGCTTCTTCAGCATCAGAATCACGGTGCCCTGTACGTAGCCGCCTTTCTTCAACTCGGACGTCGTTTCGGTGGCGATGTACCAGGCTGCCACGACCTGCAAGCCAGCAGCCCAGAAGATGCCGACCATGTCCGACCAAACACCCGTGTCCTGGTGGGTGAACATCACGCACTGCATGCCGTTGTCTGGCATGTGATCCGCCATCGCCTTGTAGGCGGCGACCATTCCGCGCCGGAAGTCCTCACCCGATCCCTTGATGGCCAGCGCACGGCGCGAATCCCACACCCACTCGTCGAAGGGCTCAGGCGGGTTCTTGCGCAGCCAAGCGATGAAGAACTCGGTGATCTCGTGGTAGTTCACTGCATCGGCGTAGGGCGGATCGGTGATCCAGAGTTCACAATTCTGCGTAGGTTGCTCCGCAGGCGCAGACACGATGGAGCGCTCCACAGCAGGCAATGACGCCTCGGCCATCTTGAATGACGAGGCCCCGAAGCCCGCCCACGAGCGCGTTGCGTAATTGAAGAAGGTATTTAGTGCCTGATTCGAGAATACGCCTTTCGGTCCACCCAGTCCGCCGCCTTGCGATGTGGCCCAGCGACAAAGCCTTGAGTTGAAATCGGCCGCCTTAGCCAGATTAATCCAGCCCAATGGGGCGGAGCCTGAACTTCTCCATGTTTTGATTGAGATCGCTTGAAGCAGGAGTTGTCGCGCATTAAAAAGGTGGTGCCAATGCGTCCACCCACGTTCACGACCGAGGCGAGTTGTTTCAGCACCAGGCTCTACAGCCATGTCCGGCGCAAGCCCCTGTGCCTGCCATTGAGCAAGACTCTCAGAGACCAGCTTTTCCACCTGGCGCTCACGCGCGAGGTCGGCCTCTGTCACCGTGGAGAAGTAGGTGATCTGCCGCGAAGCATTGATGGACTTTTTAGTAATCCACTGGATGGCGTAGAGGCGCTCCTGAAATATGTCATCGGGCCGTGGATGAAACTCATCTTTCTCCCATCGACGCAGGCGATTGCCGGTATTGCCATCCGCGTCACGGAAATCGCCGCGCAAGGTCTTGATCGGCGAACGGTAGGTACGACCGTTAAGGGTGTAGACCATGTCCCCATCTTGTACGGTGCCCTTATCCGCAGCCGCGATCTGCGCTGCAGATGCGCCCGTGACGACTTCGATGTCGAAACGCTTGTTCTTCTCGTCAGGAATCAGTTTCGCCACCGCGCCTTGTTTCGGCGAGATCACCCAACTCGGCGAGAGCGGAATCATCCATCCCGTTTCGGGACAACGTGTTTCCAGGCAGTACAGATAGGCCTTGGCGCGGTTGCCTTTCTCGTCATGCTCAATGCCCAGCTTGGTGATCTCCTGATCGATCACATCAAACACAGCCTGTTGGTCTCGATCAATCTCTGCGCGGCGCTCGGGCGAGGCTCCGATGACATTGAGTGCGCCCCAAGTCAGCATGCAGGCAATCGGGTTCAAGTCGGAGGCGTAGGCGTCACAGCCAATTCGTGCTGCCTCGAAGGGAATGGAACCTCCGCCACTGAAGGTGTCACCGGCCCTCGGCCGATGGCCATAGCGCAGCATCCCCAGTTGTTCAACCAGTTCGGCAATGTTGTTGGCGTTGATGCCTAAATGCGCGTAATGCTGGTTAACGGCCTCCCACGCCGGAGCGTAAAGCCATTCCTGATCCACTTCTTCGGGGCGTTTGCCCAGACCGGCCTTTTCCTCGTAGCTACCAAAGGTCGCCAATGCTCTGCGATATAGCACCAACTTGTCATCGTCGGTGATGTCGCGCCGCCAGCCACGTCCGGAAAAATAGCGCTCGGGGTCGCTGATGGGAATCAGTTCCTGCAAGCGCGTCGCGGACAGCGCGCTCTCAGCGAGCGCACGCCTTGCAAGGCTTTCCTCATCGAAGGCCATCAACTTCTCGAACACCGCGAGGTCTTGTTCAGGGTCGTCAGTCGCGGGCAGCAGGCTGCCAAGCACGATGGCGCGCACCAGGATCAGAGGCTTACGCCCTTTCCAATAGGAACCCAACCCAGTCAGCGTCTGGGCAGCAACCGCTTTGCGTTCGGCTTGCGCCTCGAACGAGACTTTTTGCGCCGGGAACACCGATTCAATCAGGGCCGGTGCGTCCTTGAGCGCCAGCGGCACTAGAGGAGTTGTTGTTCTTACCGCTTCATTCATTCTTCATTCGTTCCCAAATAGGTCCAAAGTTGGGCGGTCGTTGTCGTCGCCCGCGCGCTGACGCCGCGCCTTGGGTTGCAGCAGTTCGCTTTGAGCGATGTCGCCCAACGCGTGGCGCAACGCCAACCGCCAACCTTTGTCACTGTCGTTGATGCCGCCCGTGCTCATGGCCGTCATACCAAAGAGCCACCAACGCTCTTCGGGGCGCAGCGCCAGCCAATTCCTCACGGCGACCGGCACTTTCTCAATCTCCATGTGTTCCACGGCCCACGCGAGTACACAGAGCTCCTTGCCCAACAGCCTGTCCACTGGGTTATCGCCGACTTTCCATGCGCTGGGCTTGAGCCCGTGCCCATTGAGCCGGGCATTGAACGCGCGCTGGACTTCTGAACGGATGGCCGTCCAGCGTGGCCGATCCAGCAATACGCGGTCTATAACCGCGTGCTCGTCGGCGGTGGCTTGCATGCCGAGGTACTCACTGATCTGCACGCGCCCGGTGTTGCTGCGGGGAATGATGACCTTGAAGTGATGCGGGTCCGAGGTGGCAGGCACGCCAAAGCCCAGCGTAGGGTGCAGACTTTTCTGCCCGACCGCTTTGCTTTTTGCCGCGCTGCTTGCCGCCTTGGATTGAATCATCTCTTTAGTTCTCCTGAATAACGTCGCCGGGCTTGAGCTCAATACCCACCAGCTTGGCGAACTCTTTGGCAGCAAATCCGGTGTCGAACTGGATGCCATCGGCAATGGTGATGGCGACCGGTGCTTGGTCTTCGTTCAACACCTGACGAAGGCTGTTCACGACACCCTCAATCATTGCTGCGGTTACTTCTCGCTCTTGAAAGCGAATGGTCACAGTGTTCTCACCCTCGCCAATCTCAATGCGAACACCTTTGAACCGAGTGCCCGGCTGATCGCGGAAACGGTTGATGACGCCATAGACGCGATCAGTGGTATCGAGCGCGACTCGCTTGGATTGCAGCTTGGCTGGCTTGGTATCAACGATCTGAACCGTCTTGTCGCCACTCGCAGGAACCTGAAAGTCCGCTGTCTTGTTGGCTTCACCAGCGCGCGCATAAACCAAGAGGCGTACCGCTTGAGGCCCGATCTCGAACGGACCCTCGTAGGGCGTGCCGTCCTTGGGGTTGGAGCCATCCAGCGTGTAGAACAGATCTGCCTTGGGCGTGCTCGCCAGGGTAATGCGCCGCTTGTCAGCGGCTGGATCAACCTGGTGGCGAATCTTGAGGTCGGCAGTCCACCGAACAGGCGCACCAGTTTCGTACTGGCCGGTCTGATCTTTGGCCAGGAAGTAGAGGGTGCCTTCTCCGGTCGTGAAGCTATCGAGATCGTCCACCGCTTTCCCGGTAACCAGTTCCTCTGGCCTGGTTGCATAAACGACCATTGGGCTTTCGCCTGCGTGCCGAGGAGTGAGACTCAAAATGGTCTCGCCGGTGTCGGGATGGCTACCGACCACTGACACGTTGACAGTGGTCTTGTCTTTGGGGAACGGCCCCTTTTCGACATACCCATCCTCACCCAATCGCCAGCGACCCTGCTTCAGTGCCTCCGTCTTGAGGGTGTCCATACCGCCGCTGCCGGGCATCCAGGGCCAAACGGGATTGCTCTTGGCACGGCTGACGACGTCCTTCCAAGGGGTGCGCCGGTTGTCCTTGCCTGATGGCCAGAGGTATTCCTCAGCCATCGCAAAGTATTCATTGAAGTTCTCGGCGAGATCGGCTGCGAGTTTGTAGTTGGCGCGCGGGCTGGCGAGCAGGGATTCGATTTGAGCCTCAGCCGATTGATCTCCTTTGCCCAGCTTCAATCCGTTGTCGATGGTGACCGGTGCGAGAAACTCACGCCCATCAATGTCATCAACGCTGGGGAAGTACACACGGTTGTAGGCCGCCGAGAGCGCTTTCTCGAAGCGATCTTCGGCCTCTTCCATACGGTCGCGCGCTTCCTCAAAGAGCGTGTCACCAGCCTTCAGCCGTTTGTGAATCTGCTCGATCGCGTAGAGCTCCCGCAGTCGGTCCTCGACCGCATCAGCCATATGACTGTCCTGGCCGGTGAGTACAAGCAGGTTGTTTTTCTCCTGCTGGTAGTCAAAGAAGTTCTGCAGTTCGCTCGGCGGGACTTTGCCGTCTGGCTTGATAACGATCAGCGTTCTTGGCCCAGTGAGCTTGAGCTCATCGAGCTTCGGCAGAACCTGCACATCCTGATAGGCGTTGCGCCGCTCGGGCTGCAAGATGCCAGTCAGTCGGTTGATGAGCGCTTG